TGATAGTACTCTTGTAAAGAACCAAAACCATCTACTCTAAATGCTTCTACTTTGTTAATGTCTTCTGTTTTAAACTGAGCTAGACTATTTCTTATCTCTAAAGCTCTATCTAAAGCTTGTTTATCATAGTTTAAATCAGGACGATCTTCTACTTCTTTCATTAATTCACCAATACTCTTAACATATCGAGTAAACTTAGGTGAATCTTTAAATGATGGTGCAGTAGGATTAAATATAATATCAAATGGAGATATTCTAACTAGTTTAGGACCTACATAAACTGTGTTTACTTCTCCATTATCTAATTCTTCATACTCATTTACATATTGTACTTCAGCAAAAGCATTACCATAGTCAATATAGTCAGCTACTAGCTCTGCTATTGTTTGTTTAAAGTTAGATTCTTTAAGTTTAGTTTTAAGATAAGCTTCAATAGCTTTTCTTTTTTCTACAAAAGAGTCTTCAAGAGTAGAACCTTCCCATTTCATCCAGTCATCATTAGGAAATAAAGCATCCATGTAGTTAGCATGTAAGTTATCTCTAATCTGTGTTAGTTTAGGTAATGTTGTTTTGTTTTTCCATGGAAGACTAGAGTTAGATGTAGTAGTAGTATCTGTAGCAAACAAATAATTTCTTAACTCTCTCCATTCTGATTCTTTATTTTGACGTTGTATCCACCATTGATTATACAAATGAGCAAGATTTCTTGCCATTGTATCTGGATTAATTGCTTTTTCAAATTGTGCTACTTTACCTGCCATATTTATTCCTTAGTAAGATACTCCCCCAAAACGAGAGTGTGTTAATACGTTAGAAGTTACTGTGTTAAATCCACTAGCCCTTTGTCGAGGAATAACTGCAATAGATACAGCGTTTGCTAATGCATCTTTAACGTCATCATGAGGTGGATGAATTTGAGATAGCTCTTCTTCTAAGATTTGGCAATTACCACCTTTATAATGCCACATCTGTTGATTATGATACTTAGGTTCTAGTGCTGATGAGATACGTTGACGTTTATCACCTAAATGCCTAGTAGGTCTAAACTCATCAATAACTAAAGGTATACCATTAGGTTTAAGATAACTATCTTTAAGTTCTTTTACAATAGTTTGTTGTGCTACTGTAGTTTCAGCTCGTAGTTTTCTAAAACCCCACTTTTCCCAAGCTCTAATAATATGATCATAGTAATCTACAATCCTATCTGTCTTAAATCGGTCTATGTCTAATACGTAGTAATTACTTTGATGATCTACACCTATAACTACTAGTGCTGTACTATCAGCTTGTTTACGTAATGAGAAAGCAAAGTCAATAGCTGCAAATACACTTAACTTACGATCTCTAATATACCAGTCACCTTCATTATTTTGTAATACAGCTCTATCATAATATTGAAAGTCTTGTGAATCTATGTTAGCTGCTTCAGAGTTATTAGGATCATTGTAGTACTGAGCATAAAATTGTGTAATGTCTACGTACTTAGCTTTGATACGTGCTAGTTCTTTAGCATCAAATCCAAAAGCTTTACCATCAGCTCGTTTTTGTTTAGCCCAGAGAAACTCACCATCTGTTTCTACTACCTTTTGAAATAACTCGTAAACATTTTCTTCTGATTGTAACTCGCCTTCTTCATCAAAGACTTGTTCCTTCATGTTTACCATAGTATCATAAATATCTCTAGGATGGTAACGAGTGCCAACAACCCACTCAAGAGCCCCAGGGTTTTCAATGGAAGCCAATTGGCTGTAAGCTGACGCAACTTTTCCTCGTCCTTCTTCAGAATATGCATTACCTGGTACAACAATATCGTCAAGCACAACGACATCAGCGTGAAAGCCAGTAGTATTACTGGTAAGCCCAACTGCTTTAACACTAGCATCTCTAATCCCTTCTAGTTTACGTTTAGGGTGGTCAACAGCAATCTCTGCTACTGCCCACTTTTCTCTTTTACCTTCTTCAGGATGGATCATATCCTTCCAGTATCTACGATAAATAGGACTATCTATAATGTTTTTAATAGCATACAACTGTTTCTCTGCTAAGTCAGCCGTAGCTGATACATATAGTATTGTAGTCTCAGGATGCTTAGTTAAATGCCAAGCAGTTCTATAAGCTATAAGCTTTGACTTCATGTGTCCACGAGGTAGTAATACTAATTGGTTTTCTTTAGCATCTTGTCTACCCCACCATGAAATAAGTTCTTCATGTATTGCACCTAACATTAAATGAGGTGCTACTAGTCGTATAAAAGTCAACAGATCATTTTCTGCTGCTTCTCTGATTTGGTCAATCTGACTCATTTACTTCTTCTTTTTCTTTTTGCCCCAATTGTTTTGCATATCTTTATATGCTTTAGCACTAACAGTAGATTTCTTTTTACTTCTGCTAGTACCTGCTTTTTTTCTTTTATTTATATTTTCTACTAAGCTCATTACCATTTTACCTTATCTGCCCAGTAAGCTGCTGACATTTTACCTTTAGCTATGTTCTTAGCATGTCTAGCTTTAAAACTCTTACGTTTAGCTTTCATTCTATCAGACTCACCTGCTTTAGGTTTACCTGCAGTCTTAGCACCTTTTTCTCCAAAGCGAATTGTTTTAACTTTATCTCCTACTTTAGCGACAACGATATGAGACTTCTTAGGATGGTTAGGAGTACGCTTAGGTTTGTTATAACCTGACACTCCTGCTCGTTTTAATCGTGGATCTTTTTCTGACATACTTACTCCTAGTTAGGTTTAGCGAGTTGTCCACCAAAGTAGAATTCTACAATCATGGTAGCCCACTGAAAGATTTCATCAAACTTATAAAGACCTTTGATAGTATGGAAAGCTTCCCCACCACCAAATTCTATAAGACCTAATAAACTTATACCTTCTGTTGTAGTCTTAACTACTGTATCTACACCAAACACTCCTGCTAAAGGATATACAGCTACTAGTGCAAGTATAACTAAAATTAGTATACGTCTATTCCAAGCAGCAAATGGAGACTCTTGCATTGACTGTTCACGAGCTTTATCTATTTGTTCTACCTTAGCTGTAAACTGAGCCATCATCATCTTCTGTGTCTCATGAGCTTGTGCAGATTTAATTGCAGTTAACTTAGCTATAAAGCCAAGTGCTATAGGTATTAAGTGTGTTAGTATTCCCATATTAGTTTCCTAGTGGATTAGTAGTAGACTTACGCAGTGCCTTCATCTCTGCACGTATGCCTTCTAAGTTAGCATCTACTTCAGATCTAATACTAGACAAGGTAGCTTCTACTTCTCGTTGATTTCCTCTAGATTCTGCTGCTACTTCTCTAGCTAAAGCTAAAGCATCACTTGCTTTTTCTTGTGTAACGATTGCTCGTTCCATAATCTCTATAATTCTATTCTGTTGACTAGTTAATCTAAGATCTATTTCTTTAATCTTTGACTCATCATAAGACTCAATCACTGAAACCGTATCGTTGTAAAGGGTTATTCCCATGTAGCTGATCCCACCGATGATTGGCAATATTGCTAAAACTATCCCCAATATCATCTGATTGGATAAAGTTAAAGAGAAGGTTTTGGTCTGCTGCGTAGTCATCTTGGTATAGTCCTATAAAGTCGTCAACTGGTTGTTCATAAACATTATTCAATGTTTCCAAAGTGTTCATCATAAGCACGACTCCAAACCCTGGAACTACTTCTTCGTTCTCTTTTGTTTTTGGCGACTGTGGCTCTTGCGTAGATTCTTGCTTTTTTGTTGATGGTTTTGGCTTGACTATCTCTGGTGGCATCGCTGTTTCCATCTGCACAGGGTTCTGTTCCATTGGCACAGTCTCTACACTCTGTGTTGTTACATCTACGGAGTTTTGATCCAACGAATTTATGGGAGACACTGGATTCAACGGACTCTCTACACTTGTTGGATCTGCAGCTTTCAGAGTGCACGTGGTCGATAGAAGTAACCACGAACTCGTTATGGGATCCGAGTATGGAGTCGAGCATGTCGTAGTTCTTTGCTCTACTGATGATCCATGATACCCAGGTTCGCAATCTACTGTCCTTTCTTCAACAGATTCAATACACGTTGGGGGATTAGGGATACAACTTTCTGACGTAGTTTGCCAATCAGTCCACGAATCTGAACTACACGTGTAGAAACGTGCTTGGTTAATAATTCCACTTGTGTTTGGATCTGTGCAACTAATTGTTCTTTGCTCTGTTTGATCCGTGCAAGTAGTGTATTGATTACAGATTGGATCTTCTGGCATATAACTAACACACCAATACTGAGAGATAGCAACGGATTCTTCAATGTCGTAGCATTGAATCGAGTCTTCAACCATGTAACCATTTGTGTCAGGTGTGTACGTACAGTACCAAGCATAAGCATTACTCCATGTTAAGAGGAACAACCAAAACAAACTCCTCGCCATATAATTTAGTAAACCTTTCTGGATGTAAGTCATACCAAGCAGATCTAGCTGCTACTCCCGTAGCTCCACCTATGGGACAAGGACTACCAGATAATTCCATAGCATTCCATACTTTAATATCTTCACACATTACAGATACGGCTGCTACCTTAAGACCTAAGTCATTTAAAACTTTTGCATATTTTCTACGTTGGCATCCATCATCTTCAACAGCAGTACCACCTGCTACAGATATAATACCACCAGATACTGCACCTGTAACAGGTACTACACATAAGTCTTGTGAGTATGCTGATATAGAAGGAGCAATAGCTGTAGGTACTGGCATACCTCGTTGTTCAATAATAGTTCTAGTTTCAGCATTAGCATTACTAGATACTACAGCAAGTAATGCACCTATAAGAGCTGCTAGTATAGTCCAGATAAGTTTAGCAATCATACCTTCAATACGATCTAATCGTTTATGAATAGTTGCGTATCGTTCTGCACAAAGTTGTTCGTGTGATGCTAGTTTTTCGTCTGGTGTCATACTGATATTAAATAGTTACTTCTTCTTGTTGGTGAAATAGCATTAGTAAAATTAAGAAAACCTACTAATGTTAAACGTTCTTGGTCATGATCCATATTGTTTTGAGCATGTGGAGTATCAGCATCAAACATTATAAATCTATTAAATATATTTCCTACGTCTATAGTTTTTTCATAAAGTTTGTTATTAGCTTCACGATCTTTTTCTATTTCTTTTATACGTTCATTTGTTTCTAATTCGTAGGCATACTCTTTACGTCTTAAAATACTTGGATTTGCTTTGTCAATAGCTATGTGTTTATATTCATCTTTTACTCTATAAAAAGAAGTACCACCATCTATTGAATAATTTTCATTTAAATAAATTAAAAACGTATATGCAGCAGGATAATCATGATGTACCCAACCTTGTCCATAGTTACTTGGTATCTTTTGTAAAGTTAAAGTACAATTATATAAAATTTCTTCAGATCCTACCTCTAATCCAGTAACTTGTTGAAAAAAAGATAAAGCTTTTAAACATATAGAATCATACAAATCATAGTTAATTCTAGACAAACAATCAGTTCTAGTTCCTGGATAATTGTTATCATTAAATGTAAATGGTAAACTTTTAAAGTACTCTACTAATTTTTTAGGTTCTTGAAAAAAGTTATCTTGTATTGTTATTGGAAACTTCAATTGTATTATACCACCATATTATTATTGTGTATCTATCATTATCTTTTACAGGTTTTACACCATGCCATACATGCTCACCATTAAAAAAAGTTACATCACCTTTTGTAGGTTTATGTATAGTATTTAAAGTATAAAACTCTCCACCACTAAAATCATCATTAAGATAAATCATAGTATTATAATCACACATACTTCTACCTGATTCATCATGTACATGTGGTGTAGAATAAGATCCTACTTTCCATACTTGATATTGTATATCTTGACATTGTAAAGTTAAATTTAATTTAGATTCTATGTGATCTTTAACTTTATTTACTATGTCATCTCGTTGTATAGATATACAATGTGTTAAGTTATCTAATGATTTATCGTTACTATCTTTTAATTTATTTATTGCATCTACTTTAAAACTATCTAATTCTTCATTAGTAAATACATTCTTAAAAACATTTACTTCCATTGTTCTCCACCTGCCCAAAGAACTAAAGATTTCCTAGTTCCTTTAGTAACAGGAGTTACTCTATGTAAAACATAAGAAGGAAAAAACCATGCTCGTCCTTTTTTAGTTTCTAATGTTTCATTATCTCTGCCTGTTTTTATTTGTAACAAGCCTCCTTCATATTCATGAGGATCTGATAATCCTAGTACCATTGTTAGTTTTCTAGGCATTCCCCTATCAATAGGAGACATATCAGTATGCCAATCATAGTAATCTTTATCATGCTCTGTATATGTAGTTAGTTGAGCAACTTCTGAAAAGTTACTAACATTACAATGAAAGAATCTACTATTAACTTCTGAAACAACTTCAGCAAAAGTTTGATATAAATCCATATCTTTTTCAAATTGAAGCCAAGATACTTTAGTTCTTCTTATGGTAGGATCTACTTCACTTTGAACTCCTGATGCACCTATTAAAGCAGGTTGTTGATTTTTCCATTCTGAATGATTTAATAATCTATCTATCTGTTCAGAAGTTAAAAAGTTTTCCCAGTAAGCACACCAATCATTCCCATAAGCATTCTTATGAGGCAGTATTATCATTTTATTTCCATTAACTCAGTTCTATTTTTTCTGTAAGAATATAGGTCTCGAAAGGCTTTATCACCACCTTCGTTAGCATGTTCTCCGTCAGCGTAAACATAATGAAGAAATACTTGTCCTGAATAATAACCATCTGGTCCATCACATTTATCTCGCCAATGTTTTTGTTCTTTACCGAAATATAATAAACCATCTCCTTCTGCTAAATCTACTCGTTGTCCTTCTAAATATATAGGATATGAATAGTGATGTGATCTACCTAACTGTAATGTAACACTAACTTCACAAGCAGGTCTATCAACATGTGATTCTAAAACTTCACCATTTTCATAAAGTCTAGCATAGGCATAAGTAGGTATTAAAGGACGACCTACATGTCCTTCAATTCTATCCCATAATCTTTCTTGAAGTGTTTCAAATATTATATGATGATCCATAAAAGATCTGCATTTAGGTGCTTGAGGATCTACTCCTGTTTTATTATATTCACTTCCTTCTTGTAAATCTATATTTCTTAAAAGAACATGCGTAAAATACTGGCAAAATTCTTTTGGTATCAAATTTTTAATTATCATATTATTTTATCTTATGTACTTTACCACCATTTTTAACTAATGTTATAGCTTTATTTAAAGGAACAACATTTAATTGTTTTAAAGTAGCTCCATTCATTGTAACACTTTCACCTTCTGTAACAAGAAGAGATGCTCCTTCTTCTGCAGGAATAACACCATCATTAACTTCTGTCATTGTGTACTCTGTGGCATTTACTTTAGGTAATATAATTACCCAAGAGCATCCATCATTACCTACAGTGTAAGTTAAGATTCTATCTGTTTTAAACTCTTTAAGATCTTTCCATTGTTTATGTGGTAAGTCATAGTTAGTAGTACCATTAGATACATTAACAGAACCATCAACTAAATAAAATTGATTTTGTGTATTACCTACAGCAGTATTAGGATGTGTTACAACTTCTCCTGGACTAGCATAACCATAACAAATATAAAAGTTTGAGCATTCAAGTGAGTTAAATATCTTCATTTATATATCCTTATTCTGAAGGGGGTACATTAATTTCATTTGGATAAGATACTTCAGTACTTGTTGATTGTACATCACTTGTATTATATTCAAATGTTTGACCTACTAAAGCTTTCCAATTATTTTGCATAGTAGTATTTGCTTTAGCATCTTCTTTTGCTTTTGACATATTAGCAAGAGAAATGCCTTGTTCTGCAATTTTCTTTTTTAATGTTTCCATGTCTGTAATATCAGGATACATTTCAATAGGTTGAAAAGCATATCCTTCATAATCATCAGGATTGTTTGTAGCTGTTTCATCTGATGAAAAAGAAATAATTACTGAATTACTTTCTTCATCATATTTATGTATTTTAAATTTAATTTTTTCCATAATATTCCTTTAAGTTTAACTAACTCCCCCTAATCTTGTTCCTGTAGATTGCCATGTTACATAAGGATTACCTGTCATGTAACGACCTCTTGTTCCACCTGTTCCTGCATGAACAGCACTGTTATGACTTCCATATTCTGGTGGAGAACCATTAGCTCCTCTAGCACCACCATTACCACCTTTACCAGAGTATTTACCATCAATAGGATTATGAGCTCTATTACCTCCTGCACCACCTGTAGTTGCTGAACCTGTAGCACCATTACCACTAATAGCAAATCCTCCAGGATTAGAAGGTCCTCCTAGTCCTCCAGAGCCTCCAGTTACACCTGCACCACCACCACCTCCTGCTCCTCGGAGAAAGACTGTTCCTGATGGAGAACCACTTTTAGGGTAAAATCCTTGAGCAGAATCAGTTTTAGAAGAAGAAGCTCCTCCACCTCCACCACCTGCTAAGGTAGCATTATTATCAAAAGTTACAGGACGATTAACATATACAGCATTTCCACCAGTTCCACCTGGTTGTCCATTACCAAATCCACCTGTACCTCCATTACCACCACGACCTACAATAGTACCATTGTTAACAATAGTTACAGTGTCAGCAGGATTAAAAGAATTTGGAACTGATAAAGCATATGTTCCTGTTGATGTAGAACCTACTGTTACACCTGGATTAACTGTTAAAGTAACAGCAGTAGATCCTGCTGAATAAGAAGGATTTGAACTAACTACACTATACAAATCATAATTGTTTGTATTAGAAGTAATTGTTAAAGCTAGAGCTACAATATTAGCAGAACCATAAAAATTACCTAGTGCAATAGATCCTGATGTAGGTATAGCAGAGTTACCTGCACTATCAGGTACTTTTCCACCACCTCTATAAAACTCACTAACACTATGAGGAGCTGAGTCCCCAAACTCAGTTGCTAAGTCTGTTAAATCAATGGGGGTTCCTGGTCCTGGGATAGCCATAATTAAACTGTTCCGTAAGCTGTTACATCACCGACAACTGTTAGGTTGCCACTAGAGTCTACTTTCATTTTGTTAGTACCTTGGTAAGCAAAGTATATAACACCTGCAGATTCTGTTACTGTCCAATCGCCTAAGTCAACAGTAGTAGCATTTAATGTTGCTACTGTAGGGCTAGATGTAGAATCAATTTCACTTGCTCCTACTGCATTAGCTGCAATCTTTGCAGCAGTTACTGCATCATTATCTATTTGTGAAGCACCTACTGTATCTAAAGAAGCTAGTGCTCCTAAAGTACTTTCTACATAAGATGCGATTTGAGTACCAGTAACTTTTTTACTTGTACCTGCTTCGTTTATTTCAAACTCGTTAGCACCTGCTGCTGCTGAGGCTGCTGTCAAGTCTGATATTTTTACATTTGCCATAGTTTAATAACTCCTCTTCCAAGCTCCGTTAGTGTGTTTGTAAATTTTAATATTTGTTATCCATGCTCCATTATGTTTAACATAAGGAACAAATGTTTTCCAAGTACTTTCATCATTATAGTAAGGTTGACTTGAAAAGATTGTTTTACTTGGTAAAGCAACTACAGTACCTTCACCTATATTACCAAATACATTGTTACCTATTCTAGTATCACTTGCTTCTGTTATCCTTGTATCACCATTTTCTAAGATACGAGTAAACTCAACATCTCCTGATACATAGCTACCAAATAAAGTTTTCTCACCTGCATATGCTGTAGAACCAGTAGCACTTAAATCTGATACACCATATCTAATTCTTGTACCATCAGCACTTTGTGTTCCTGTAGCAGATAAACTAGAATCTACTAATGATACTACAGAAGGTATTGCATTTGTTATACTACTTGATGCAGATAAACTAGCTTCAAATACTAGGGCAGCATTACCTACATTAAGTGTAGAACCTACAGTAGATAAACTTGCAGATCCTCCTGTTGTTAAACCACTTACACTTGCAACACTACTTGTAGCAGAGAGAGTTATCTCTACTATATTAAAGCCTTCGGTTAATCGAGAAGAACCATCTTCTGCAACACGAAAGTCACCACTTTCTGATATTCGATAACCATTAGCCATTTATATTTCCTTAAGCGATTGTTAAGTCAATATTGCCAGTGTTAAACTGTAGTGTGTCTCCGTCTGCAATAGTTTTAGATGCTGACATAGCACCATGCCATAGCAAGTTACCTGCTGATGAAGCATCATGAATACCAATGTGAGTAATAGTACCCCAGTCACCACCTGCTGCAGTGAATGTGATATTACTTGTATTAGAAGTAGTACCACCTGTACCTGAAGCTGTGCCTACTGTTAATGCTTGACGTGTGTAACCATTACCTGAAACTTCTGTACCACCACCTGAATCACTAGGTGCTGCTGTGTATAATGCTACATACCAAGCTGTTGGACGAGTTACTGAATCAGTTGTCATCATCCAGTTCATCAACAGATTTTCTGCGTAATCTGATAAAGCTGCCATTTATTTCTCCTGTTAAGTTATTTTAAACCAAATATCACCATCAGAACCACCTGAAGGGGATGCTGTACTTATCGTAACACTCTGGGTGATACTTTGATAATTATTGTAAACTGTATTCATTGATGCTAGATAATCAGTACCATTAACTGTAAAGCTAGTTACATTTAATGAACCTACATTTAATAAGTCATTACTATTCATATCAAGATCATTGTTCATCTCATTGGCTTCGCCAGATGGATTGTCTCGATATAATACTTTATTATTAAATTCGTTTTCTATATCTTGAAACGAAGTGTTTAGTGCTGATATAGAAGCATAACCTGATTGTATGTCGTTAAGTGTAAACTTAGCCATTTTGTTTTCTTCTAGCCTCTTTAGTTAAATTGGTTTTGCGAGAAACCTTTCTAAGATTAGACTTAGTATTGTTTCTAGGATTGTTGTCTTTATGATCTACTACTCGTGGATCACCCTTCTTTAGTCCTGCTTTTTTACGAGCTGCATTACGAGAAGCTCGATCTTTAACTCGACTAGGCTTCTTTTTCTTTTCCCATTCAAGTTCTTTTTTGTAATTCCGTTTACCATTCTTTTGAAAAGGCATTAGTCTTTCCCTACGACTTTAAGACCTATACGTTCTAGATCGTCACTTAATTCTTTCTTAGCTTTGGTACTTGCTTGTAACTCTCGTTCCATTTCTTCTTTAGAAGGTCTACCACGTTTCTGTACGTAACCCTTTTCTACTAAATACTTAGAAGCTTGAACTCCTTTAGCATCATTATCACGAGAAGCATATATAAGAGCCTTAAGCCCTAAAGCTTTAAGGCGAATATCTAATTCATCTCTCCAAGCTTGTATAGCATTCTTTAACTCTGGAATAGCGTCATTAGCTAACTTGTTCCAATGATCCCATGATCCTAGAACATCAATAGCAAACTCATACTCATAACCTGGAATGTGGTCATAGCTCATGTAGAGCTTTTTCATCGACTTATACTCTACACCATCACGTTCTATGTCCTCATCCTTCAACGTAAAGACAGGGGGATACTTGCTAGTATCCACCCTATGTCTTAGTTCCCAGAAAAGGGATTGAGTGCGATAACGACCTGTGTCGTCTTTGTAAGATATATTTTCCATGTTTACCTAAATATTATAACACAAAAGAGGATCCTTGTCAAGTACTTTTTTTCAAGACATAGGTATCCTCTTCAGCATATTTGGATTCAATTATTAATTATTATATTAACTAAGCTTCCCTAGAAGCTTTATTATTAATCCATAATAATACAAATATTTTAGCATATTTATTAAGAAAAGTCAATAGACTTTTGATTTATTTTACTTATCACAAGAACACTACCTCCTAGTAGCGAAGCTATGCGAGGAGTCGCACTTGCTCCGAGCACCAAAATTAATTCCCCCAATAACCATATGGTCGACTTCTAAGGAGACCTTGAAGTCTCTAATTTCTGTTAGATATTTTTTTCTTGTATTTCAACTATATCAACATAGGTCTATTCCCCCCTTGGAGGGGGTACAACATACTGTTTCTTTTAATGAGCATTAATTATTTCTGTCACCTTACTGGTTTTAATAAGGTGTATTACAATTTACATAGTGCTTACACTAATAAACTATTGATTCTATTGGATTATTGTAATCTTTGCTCCATTGTTCTATCTTGTTTCTAGTATCTGTTCCAGATATGTCCGTAGCTCTCCGTTTAGTATCTGTTTTATTGGGAGCTATTCCTGCTTTCCGAGGTTGCATCCCTCGTAAAATCGACTCGGGACGAGGCCACGATAAACCTGTGGCTCGCCTCTCCAATCAGGGCTAACTGTAGTATTTAATATTATATGTAATTTATATATTTATTATATGATTTAGTATATATAATAATATATATTTTAATATATATAATTTATATTTCTTTTGTGTATTTGTTATGGAGATTGATATGTTATATTTCGTTATATGCTTTCATGTTATATTAGGTTTAGTTATTCTTGCATGTTTATGTGCAGAATTATAATGAATCAATTAGTTTATAAAACACTAATTGATTTCTTTTATAAATTGATTCCTATCGGAATTATGTCTACAGGGTGGATGGTGGAGATAATATACACTGATAGGTTTTACTTATCATAGTGGTTTTATGATAAGAAAAATAAATGTATCATTAGTTATTTTATGATATATTTATAAATGTAGTATTTATTTTAACTTTAAGGAGATTTTAAAATGGCAACAACTAAAGAAGTAGTAAACGCTTTAATCGAAACAGACGGAATGTCTTTTGACCACGAACAAGCAGGCTCAGCTCTTGCTCTTTTGGCAACTGCATTACCAGAGGACAACTTGACCAACTGGGCTTTGAATAATTCAGAGCTTGGTAATTCTGCAAGGGCTCGAGTATTCTCTGCGATGGCTCAGTCATTCCATTTACAAACTCAAGCATTAAACAATAAGATTCAAGACACTCTTGTTAATCTCAAGGAATTAATGGACAATGATACAGGCACAGAAATTTCTCAAGGCAAAATTGATTCAGCCAATGAATATATTTTGACTCAGGAAAAAACGCTTGAATCAATGGAAGGATTACTTCAGATTTGTAAATCTGTTTTCAAAGAAACAACCCAAACAGATTGGAATCCTTACACACCACCAAAAATTGACAAGGCAAAACAAACAGCTTCAAACGCTGTTGCCCAGTCATTAATTGACAGGCTTTCAAAGGCTTCATAAATAGGGGGGGATTTTCCCCCTTTATTTTTTCGCGTAATAATGAGTTCGCTCGCTTCGCTCGCTCAACTAAAAACTTTAATTGATTTTACTTCGTAAAATAATAATGTATGCCTACGGCATAACCTTTGACTTATGCATACGCATACTTATTTACTGACATACTTGCGTATGTATTGATGTATGTATGGTCGGTCATCTCGCTCGTTCCTCGCTCGATGCCCAAAATATATTTGTCACAAAATAGCAATTTTTTTAATATATATTCGTCACAATTTAGGAGAATATTTTCATGACTGATCTACACAAATATAACTACGATGCATTACTTGAAATGTACTGTGTTGTATGGTATTATAAATACAAAGAGTTTCCTGCGAAACAAGATAAACTACCAAGTAAAGATGTATTAATTCGTAGGATAAATTTATTACGCAAACATATTAGGAGATAATATATGTATAATTCTAATAATACACAGGCATTATCATGTCCAATTTGTAAACTTACACAAGATGGATATACACCTGTAATTGAAGTTATTTGCAATCATTGTATAAAGGAGTTTGATTATGAACAATCCAAATAGAAAAAGAAAGGATATAATATATGTCACACACTAAAGATAAATATTTTGATATACTATGTCGAGAAGAAATATGGACACAGTATCATGTAAGAGCTAATGACCAAGAGCAAGCTGAACGCATATTTGAAACACATTATGCAATCAATCCTGCTGTTGATTTATCTATTTACAATGGGAGACAAGGTGTTAAACCTATGTCACATGATAGACAAATTATTGAAATTGAGGAGAATGAAGATGGACAACCTTTTTAGTATATTACTTTGGGTATTCTTAGGTCTTATATATTTAGGTGGTTTAATATGGTCTTTCAGAGACTATTGGGATCAAGATAATCTTTTATATAAAGAAGATGAGCCTTGGTATAGTAAAGAACATGATGAACATTTAGGAATATAGTTATGGAATACATGGTACATATTGTAGAAGAATCAGTTCATGCTATAGTTATAAATGCTAATAGCAAAAAAGAAATCAAAGAGTTATTTAGAAAAGGTGATATAGATTGGGCAGCATGTGATACAATAGATGCTACTCTCAAGATAGATAGTATTACGAATCTAGATAGGTGATCCACATGTGCGTGTGCAGCCTTAAATGCTGACGAGCAGCAGACTTTAATCCATGTCTATAAATTTGATTAGCCGTGAGGCTTTGTATCACGTCACAAAATGCAGTTGACGTTAACTCACTGTCTTGGTGGAACTATGATAGTCATTCCCAAAAAAACAGATTCTATCAGTCTAGGCGAATCCAACTGCCCACGTAAGTGCGAGGGATGTGCTAGGTTAAATTAGCAGTTAATACCCTAGCCCTAGGCATTCATTTATAATTTAAGGAGATTAATTATGAAAGGTGTAAACAGCAAGAATATTGCTAAAATAATTACTGATAAAGTAATTGACGGACTACGTAACAATCCAGGTAAATGGATTAAGTCTTGGACTAGTTCATCTAGACCACGTAACTTATTCACTGGTAATGAGTACAATGGATGTAACTGGATGTGGTTATCTATGGTACGTGGTGGTAAAGATGTAGGCGATAGTAATCAATGGCTTACATATAACCAAGCTAAACAAATGACAGGTCTTGAAAAACCAATTAAACGTGGTTCTAAAGGTCAACCTATTATATTATACAAACCATTAAAAGTTACAGAACAGGTAGGTGATACACTCAAAGAAAAAATGGTGCCTATCATGAGAGTGTTTACTGTATTCAATCGAGATGTTGTCGAAGGTTTACCTAAAGAAGTAATACCTGAAGACAGTGAAGAAAACAAACTAGAAGAAGTTGAAGGTGTAATACGTAAACACAAAATAGATGTTAAGAATGGTTATGATGGTGCATGTTTTATTCCATCACAAGATGTGATACACATGCCTAAGATTGTAGACTTCAAATCTACAGAAGATTACTATGCTACTCTATTACATGAGATGACACACTGGACAGGACACAAGTCACGGCTTGATCGTGATATGTCTACTGCATTTGGTGGTTCATCATATGCATTCGAGGAGCTAGTTGCAGAGCTAGGTTCTGCTATGCTGTGTAATAACTTCAAGATAGAAGGTGACTTACAGCATACAGAATATATAGCTAGTTGGTTAAAAGCTTTGGAAGATGATGAGAAGCTTATACTTAAAGCCAGTGCGAAAGCACAAAAGGCATTTGATTATTTATTAGGAGATAAGTATGAATTCACAGAATGATAAGTATCATGGTGATGAACACATTACTGACAAACCTTTTAGATATATAGTAAAAGCAAGTGAGGTAGTTCATTACGAAGTAGAAGTCGATGCCTATACAGAAGATGAGGCTTACGACT